GAGCGTATCCGATTCGACCAGGGCATAGGAGAAACGGGTGATGTTCTCGTTTTTTACGCCCTGCCCGTCCACCGGGTTAAACCGAATCCATGCCCCGACATCCTTTTTCCAGTCCCCGATGGTCGCACCAAGGTCATCCGGATGTTTCTTAAGCGCCGCAATGAGCTCTGCTGCCGTCCGGTCATAGACGCCTTTACTCGGCACCCACTTTCCTTCCGCATCCTGCCATACGTCGTTCGTGACATACCCGACCTTTTCATCTGGAGAAAACAAGGTCTCAAGATACGTGATGAGGTCTGCTGCCGGATTCCACACCTCCTGCGGGAAACCGGTAAAGCCGTCGGCCCCGTCATATTCAATGGTGTCATCCCATGCCATACAGCCATCCTCTCCGAACACCGTCCAGCCCCGTTCCTTTGCCATCTGGACGATGCTGCCGCCCTTCACCGGTTTGCCACTTCCGTGAAAGCTGTTCCATTTCCGTTCGCACTCCCCGGCATGATACCGGGTGTCATTCCGAGACCAGTCATCCCAGATCGAGCAGGGATAGCCCTCTGCTTTTAAGGCCATGCCAACAGTAATCCACTCGGCCCTTGTCATGGATGCCACATCCAAGAACTTGAGTGCCGATAATATATTTCGATTGTTTTCCATGTCTCCTCCTTTATGGCCGGTATATCGCCGGATTCATCCCACGCGGCAGTGACCAGCGGTTTGCGGCGATCATCCCGATGAGGCTGCTGGCAGCATCAAATCTCCAGGTACCCACCTGCCGGAATCCGTATCGCTCAAGCAGCCGGATCTGTTTTGGTGTGGCAAGGCCCTCATCCTGACGGCGTTTTAGCCGGTCAATGAGAAGCGATGCCATTCCGGCATTCTGGACACCGTCTGCGAAGATGCCCCTTCCCTCAAGGAAAGCCAGCTGTTTCTCGGACGGCGGTGCCATCTCCCACACAAAGGTTGGTGTGTAATTTGCCAGATCCTCTGCTGCGATGGAGAGCGCATACTGAAGAGGATCGACGAGCTTCCGTTTCCGGCTACGCATCTCGGCCAGTTCCCGGGCCAGTGCTTCCTCCCGCTGTGCCAGCACATCAACCTCGGCCTGCTCTTCTGCTTCAATGAGGTCGATTTCCTCATCACCGCTTTTGATCTTTTCATCGATCATCTCCGCGATCTTCGCGTCCTTACTGATAAGCGCCGACGGCCTGCAGAGGTCGTGCCGCTCTGTCATCCACAGGAAGTCGAGAAGCAAAAGGTGATCCTTTCCCGGTGAGAGGCGCATCCCGCGCCCCACCATCTGCTGGTAGAGCGATCGCACCTTCGTGGGCCTGAGTACCACGATGCAGTCCACCGCCGGGCAATCCCACCCTTCTGTCAGCAGCATGCTGTTGCAGAGGACGTCATATTTACCGGCTTCAAAATCGGCGAGGATCTCTGACCGGTCTTCCGAATTGCCGTTCACCTCCGCTGCCCGGAGGCCACGGTCATTTAACATCCGGCAAAAGCGCTGGCTTGTTGCGATGAGCGGTAGGAACACTACGGTCTTTCTGCCTTCGCAATAATGCACCATCTCATCGGCGATCTGATGAAGGTACGGCTCCAGCGCCGATCCAATCTCGCCTGCCGCAAAATCACCGCTGCTCATCTTCACGCTGGTAATATCAAGTTCCAGAGGGATCATCTGTGCCTTGATGGGGCAGAGATAACCATCCTTTATGGCAGCACTCATACTGTATTCATAGGCCCGAGAGTCAAAGAACTCACCAAGGTTTTTCATATCCCCGCGATCCGGCGTCGCCGTTACCCCGAGGACGTTTGCCTCCGGGAAGTGATCGAGCACCCGACGGTAGCTGTCTGATAAGCAGTGATGTGCTTCATCGACGATAATGTCCTGATAATAATTCTCCGGAAAGCGCGAGAGTCTTGATGGCTGGCAGAGCGACTGCACCGATCCCACTGTCACCGGAATAAAGCTTCCGAGGCTGCTACTCTCCGCCTTCTCCAGCACGGTATCAAGGCCGGAAGCATCCTTTAATTTCTGTGCCGCCTGCTCAAGGAGCTCTCCCCGGTGTGCCATGATCAGCACCCGGTGTCCCTTTCCTACCTGTTCTTCTGTGACCGAAGAGAACACGACGGTTTTCCCGCACCCTGTCGGGAGGACGAGGAGCGTCTTTCTGTGCCCCTCGTCCCATGCGGAAAGGATCGCCTGTTTTGCCTCGGCCTGATAAGGTCTAAGCGAAAACATCAAATCCCTCCTTAATCAAACGGCAGCTCGTCATCGGCCCCTTCCGGTACTTCCATAAATCCGTTGTTCGGGAAGTTTGCCTCGTCATAATCGTAAAAACGATCGACATCATTGGTCTGTCTGTCATTCCCGTCGCGGTCTTTGTAGGCGCGAGGCTTAAAGTGCGCCCGGCCCTGGCTTCCGACCACGCGGTTCCAGTTCATGACAAGCCTCTCCCCTCTCTGCTTCTGCCCGATGCAGCGGAAGAAGGAGGACAGCTTCCACTCCATCGTCTTATAGAGCAGAAGGTCGATAAAGCACATGGCCACGCCATCATCAGTCTGCACCTGCAGCGTCAGGCTTGCCTTGTTGCAGGCCGGGATCTTCTGACCGCCCGGGAAACGCCCGCGCTCAAAATCCGTGACCGTAAAGTTGTAGTCGCCTTCCGGCAGGACGATAAACTCCTGCCCGTCATTCTCAATCGCATCGTCCCAGTCAAGGAACATGTTCTGGTTATTCATGTTGTTATCGCTCATGGTATTTTCTCCTTACTGTGTATCCGCACTTGTTTCTTTGATCAGTTTTGTTACCTGCGGCCAGTACTTAATCAGCCATCCGCTGATGAACTTGTCTCTGTAGGTATCAATCCCGGCTTCCTTCGGGTAGTGCCCCTTGTCCGCCACGACGGACTGGATCTGTTCCTCCGTGATGCCAGCCTCCTCCATCATCTTTTTCAGACGGTCGAGCGGCTTTTCTGTCTCCGCCGTAGGAGAAAGAGAAAAGAGATGCGCGATGTTCTTAAATTCCAATGACATCTCCTCCGGAAGATCCTGACGGTTCTTGGCATCCCAGCAGGGATGGTGAGTCGTGTAAATCACACGCTTCCCGCCCTGTGCCTTCTTAGCATTGCTCTCGGTGGTCACCACGTAGGTGCGGTAGTTGAGGAAGAGAAGCATATCGCACCACTCCTTAAGGAGCGGAGATACGTGCTTCGAGAGCTTCATCTCCCACCGGTCATACGCTCCCTGCTCGTCGGGCTGCTCGAACTTCCGCATCTTGGCATGGGCCGTGATGATCACGTGAATCCCGGCAGCGATCACCTCATCGAAAGCAGAAAGCAGTCGGGCAAATTCCTCCGCCAGATACACATAGCCGCGCCCGTACCCAAAGCTCTCAATGCTGGACTGGTTATACTTCTGGCAGACATAAGCGACGCAGAGCTGTTCTGCCCAGTCGGCGGTATCAAGTACCAGCGTCTTACAGATATCCGGTGTCTGTGCCACTTCCTTTACGATGGCAACCAGATCGTCCCAGCTCTCCGGCTTCTCGATCCGCCGGACATCCATGTGTGCCGTCGACCCTTCCGTATCGATAAAGAGGGGATCCGGCGCATCTGCCGAGAAGGTCGTCTTTCCGATCCCCTCCGACCCGTAAACCACTACCTTTAAGGCCCGGGCCGTCTTTCCTTTTGTTATCTTCAGCATTCCTGTACTCCTTACTTCAATTTGCAGGACACGTCATCGACAATGCTGCATCCCGGAATTTTCTTTCCGGCGCTGATGAGTTTCCGTACTTCCGCCTTTGCGACCTCCGGCTCCGGCACGCGGAAGGCAGTGAGAAACTTGTTTCTCTTCAGCCACCGCACAGCCTTTCCCGGATCGTCCACTTCGACATGGCTGGTCTTCCGGTAAGCGAGCGTCGCCACCCCAAGATCCGTCGTCTGCCCGGCGCACTCCCGGTCAAGCACACGGATGAGGCGATCTTCCTTCTTTTCGAGCCGCTGCCTTCTGTCTTTGAGTCGCTTCTCTTCTGTCTTAAGAGCCTCTTCCTCTGACCGGAGATTCAGCACCAGCTTGGCGAGATATTCGAGGATGCGCTGCTTTTCCATCTGCAGGGATTCGATCTGCTGATAGAACTCATCGACATCACCAAGGATCTCCCCGGTCTCCTCGTCAAACGGGATCGCATCCGCAAGCCGCATAATCTCCAGATTGATTTCGTAGAGCTTCATCATTTTCCTTTCCGAAAAGCCGTATGCATCCGGCTTCAATTCTTCGTATTTCCCGGCGGGCTGCAGTCCCGCTTGGGATGGTTATAGTTTAGGAAAAATCGGCTCCCGATCCCTCAGCCTAAGCGGTCAGGTTTCTGCGGGTTTGTCTTCCAATTGGTAGAACTTGCATCAGGAAGCCTGCGCCTTCATCCGTTTTGCCATAAGAAGCAGGATCTCCAGATCGCTGTCAGAAAGGCCCTCTGCCGTATCGATCAATTCGGCATACTTCCCTTCCGACTTTTTTGATAAGCGCTCCGGCATCAGGTCTGCCGGGGATGCCGATAGAGCGTCGGCATATTGGCAGAACTGGGAGATCTTCATCTCCCGGGTGCCGTTCTCATGGCGGGAGATGGAGTTGCCGTCCGTTCCGACCATATCCGCAAGCTCATCCTGCGAGAGGCCGAGCGCAGTACGACGCTCACGGATCTTATTGCCAATCTCATATTTATCGTTGCCATTTTTCAGTGACAGCTGCATCCTGCGCTCACCTCCCTCCTGTTTTTGAACAAAAAAAGGCCGGTACCAACACTTACAGGTTTCCCTGTAAATGCTCGTACCGGCCTGAACTCATCTTCGGTTCCGCTCGTCTGGAGCTAACTACTATTTGATTTTACGACGCGTCTCTCAGTTTCGGAGTCGCTGCCTTATGCTTTCTCTGCCTGTTTCATGACCATGGAGAATAACTGATCCAGTGTTACTTCCTCTATCTCTGGCCCTTTCGCCTTCTTGATTTTTAAACTATAGTGACCATCCGGGTTTTTAACAGCTTCCCCGATTGGAATGTTATACTTCGGTGTTCGAATTATCTTAGAATGCTCTACCTTCATCAATATTTCATTTACCCCCTTAAACCAATTTGGCTATTCTTCAGTTTATCTTCTCTTTGTCTTGTTCCCTTTCATATCCATTGAAAAGATCAACAATCAAAGACTCTTGGAAATGCTGAACGTACTCTATTTCTGGATTTCCGATCAGATATAACTCCAATTTTTCTCTTTCGTTCATGTCCAGATCAAATGATTTATCTGGCATTCCCTCATCTTCCTTCCATAGCGAGATTTTAAAGCACTGTTTTTCATTCCTATATTGAGAAATCGATACGCTTACAAATCCGTCCAGATAACTGAACTCCTTCGGAATTGATGAAAGGGGGGGTTCCCATTTATAGGATGCGTCCACATAGCCTCTTTTCGGTGGATCACTTAACTCAGAAATACGCCATTCACTTCCATATTTTTTTGCTGTACGTATTTTTGCTCTTCGTATCCACTGCCGTACTGTACCTACACCGACATTGAATATCTTTGCGTATTCCTCAACTGTCAAATACCTGGCCGGAACGCGAAAGAGCTCGTAGGATTGATCGATACTGTAATATTCTTTTCCCTCTTCATCCACACCCTCATAATAATTATGTATTAGTCCAAGGCTAATCCCTTCATAAGAATATGAAACATCATATTCCCATAAAGGCTCAAGTTTCTCAAAAAGCACAGAAGAGTCAAGCTTTTTTATAAAGGATTCGATCAAGGAAATAACTGCATGATAATACGCCGCAGAATGTAAAGCATCTATACTTGCGTTATTCTCAATCATCCGCCTCTCGTCCAGTACTTTTTCTCGGATCTCTTTCTTCGTTGAAATAAAGTGTTTCCTATAAACTACCTCTTGCATACGTCACCCCTCCACCTGCCAAGAATACACGACTCGTTTTATATTTTGTATTATACATATGTAATTGTATTGTGTCAATACATTTTCATCTTTTCAATACATTTCCCACTGTCTAAATTTCTGCACACCTCTTTTGCTATACTACAATCACCAGAGCTAAAAATACGCCACCTTCATCCTCCTCAACTTTCGTCTCATGCGAACGTTTAGGAGAAAAACACGAAAGTTTTTTCATTCTTCCTATTGACAACTTGCGTATCTGGCTGTATGATCGTCCTATGAGTTGCGTAACTTACGCAAGTTAGTATACAGACATCTCTCTTCTCTGTCAATACGAAAGTTGCGGCAATTACGAAACTCAGAGTTCACAAATGATTCGCTACCTTAGAAAGGACGTACCAACATGAACCTGAGCGAAAAAATCAAAAACGCGAGGGCAGCCAAACAGATGTCGCAGAATGATCTGGCAAAAGCGACCGGGATCTCTCTGCGGACGATTCAAAACTACGAATCCGGTGCGCGGATGCCTAAGAGCCGGGATAC